ACTCGTTACAAATCAACTGGCTATCGCCCAAAAAAAACTTCACGTGCTAAACTTCTGATGCAAAATAATTCATTGTGTATTTATACCCAATAAAAACTCTATTGATGCTAAGAAATTTGATTACTATATTAAAATTATATATGTAGATTATATATAGATATATGATAACCTATTTATCTATGATATTAGTAAATTATATAAATTTCATGTATAATATCATATATATAATAATTATAATATAGCATATTACATATAACTATATAGATAGTAATTTTTCAAATAACTATATAGATAGCAATTTAAAATAACTATCTATAGATAACTATTTTACTTATAACTATCTGAATAGTTATTTGCTAAGAAGGAGATAATCATGAGCGGAACTTGTGAAATAAGTGCTGATATAATTGAAAAGGATTTAAAATACCTAGAACTTCTTTCTCATAATTTTCCTACAATATCAGATGCTTGTACTGAAATTATAAACTTGGAGGCAATATTAAATTTACCTAAAGGTACGGAGCACTTTTTGACGGATCTTCATGGTGAGCATGAAGCTTTCCAACATGTACTTAAAAATGCTTCAGGTGTAATAAAAAGAAAGGTTAATGATATCTTTGGTAATACCCTTAGAGAATCTGAAAAAAAAGCTTTATGCACTCTTATATATTACCCTGAACAGTATATAGATATTGCCCTTGCTAAAGAAGATGATCCCGATGATTGGTATAAGATTACTCTGAATCAATTGATTCAGGTATGTAGAAATGTATCTTCTAAATATACTCGTTCTAAGGTTAGAAAGGCTCTTCCTGCAGACTTTTCCTATATTATAGAGGAGCTACTTCATGAATCTGAAGCGAGACCAAATAAGCAAGATTATTTTAATGGAATATTAGATACTATTATTTCCATTGGTAGAGCTAGCGATTTTATAACTGCAATTTGTAATGTTATTCAAAGGTTGACTATAGATTCTCTTCACATAGTGGGTGATATCTATGATAGAGGTCCTGGAGCTCACATAATTATGGATATTCTATGTAATTATCATTCCTATGATATTCAATGGGGAAATCATGATATACTTTGGATGGGTGCAGCAGCTGGAAATCATAGTTGCATATGTAATGTTATTAGAATTTGTACTAGATATGCTAATCTAGAAACCTTAGAGGATGGCTATGGTATAAATATTTTACCTCTAGCTCGTTTTGCTATGGATGTATATTCTAATGATCCATGTAAATCCTTTAAACCAAAGGTTACTAATGATTACTTTAAAGAAAAAGACTTAAAACTTATGGCTCAAATGCATAAGGCAATTTCTATTATACAGTTTAAATTAGAAGGTGAAATTATTAAAAGACATCCTGAATTTAACATGGATGATAGAAGACTTCTTGATAAAATTAATTATGAAAAAGGAACAATTGTTATAGGTGGTAAGGAATATGTATTAAATGATACTAACTTCCCTACTATAGATATTAATAATCCTTATAAATTGACAGATGAAGAAAAAGAATTAATGTCTAAGCTTCATAGTTCTTTCTTAAATAGTGAAAAACTTGAGAAACATGTTAGATGTCTTTACTCTAAGGGTAGCCTTTATTTAAAGAGCAATTCTAATCTTTTATATCATGCCTCCATTCCTTTAAATGAAGATGGCACTTTTAAGAATGTTAAGCTTGGAAACAAGGAATTCTGCGGTAAAGAATATTTAGATAGGGTAGATAGAATTACTAGAGAAGCATATTTTAATGAATGTGATAGCAAAAATGCTCATTATGCCTTAGATTACATGTGGTATTTATGGTGTGGCCCTGATTCACCTCTCTTTGGTAAGGATAAAATGGCTACCTTTGAAAGATATTTTATAAATGATAAGATTACTCATAAGGAAAATAAATGCCCTTACTTCAATCTTAGAGATAATGAAGAGGTTTGTAATAATATATTATTAGAATTTGGTCTTTCTCCTAAACATTCTCATATAATTAATGGACACGTACCTGTTAAAACTATTAAAGGTGAAAATCCTATAAAGGCTAATGGGAAACTTTTAGTTATAGATGGGGGATTTTCTAAGGCTTACCAACCTGAGACAGGCATTGCAGGCTATACTTTAATTTATAATTCCTATGGCCTTCAATTAGTTCAGCATGAGCCTTTTGAATCAACTCAAACAGCCATTGATGAGGGGAAAGATATCATATCTACCAACTTCATTTTAGAATTTAACTCTAGAAGGCTAAAGGTTAGGGATACTGATATAGGTAAAGAATTAATAAGTCAAATTCATTACCTTCAAATGCTTTTAAATGCCTATAGAAAAGGGATCATTAAGGAAAGAAAATAATTAAAATACGTCCTATAAACTTCACGTTTATAGGACGTATTTTTATAATATTATAATTAGGGGATAAGTGTACCTCAACTTTAATATTATATACTTTTATATGAAAAGCATTGAAAATACACCGTGCAATATTATAATGGTAACTTCAAACCTCACTAATAATTACCTATAAATGCAGATAATTTTTGACGAATTTTTGACGGCAATTAATTAGTTATCAATTATTATGTATAGAGCAATAATTAACTGTCTATAATCTAAATACATCTCAAACCATGTGCTTATACAAAAGAAAAACAGGCTAGTAGGGAATAAAATCCTTACTAGCCTAAATTATATATATATGCTATATAAATCGAAAAAACACTCCATATCTGAAGTGCCCCTCTAACAATGCCTTGGTTCGACAGCAATACATACTGCTTACAATCTCTTGCGAATTACAAGGACTTATCTTGTTAATATTATGATATAATATCGAACTTATTATGTCAATAGTTAATTTATTAAAATCACTGTGCCATAGGCTAGGAGTTCTCCCGAGCACTTAATGTGTAGACACTATGGACTTATTCAGTGACATTATAATTATATTCAAATTTATAAACTTTATACTTATTTACATAAATATTACTCAGGAGGGAATTTAAATAGCTTTCCTTTGCATGTTTTAGTTAAAAGTTGTTCTGTATTTCCTAGAACATCATTATGTTTTTGAATTTTTCTATAAAAAGTATTTGAGATAAAATCAACCATTTGTAACAATAGATATTTTTTAGAATCATAATAATGAACATCTATATCTTCTTTTGCAAATGTACATACCAAATTTAAATCTGTATTTAAATACTCTTGCAATGTACATCTAGAATCTGTAGCAACATTTCTTTCATCTATAATAAACTTAATAGAATTTAACATCTTATACTTACTATATCTTTTAAAATATGCCCCTAAATACGTTTTTATTAAATAATTGAATACTCTTGAAGTGTTTGATTTAAATCTTTGAGTCGCCTTTTTATTATCCAATACTATAACTGCTAACTCAAAATCATCCCCACACTTTTCTAAAAGTTTTGAATATATCTTGCTTTTTTCAGATTCACTCAATTGTGAACCTTTTATTTCCTTATTTTTTTTAAGCTCATCCATTAAAATTTCTTTTTTCTTTACTACTTGAAGTCTATACTTTTTAAATATCTTTTTTACATAATCTATTTTATCATTTTCCACAAATAGTAATGTAATAATAAAATAATCTTCTCTATCAGACTTTCCCTTTGAAATTGTTCCTGATTCATCAATAAATACTGTGATATCTTTTAATTTATTATCTTCCACGCATGTCCACCCATTCCAATTTTAAATTTAAATGTAACGTAAGTTTATTTCTCAGATATTAGCATTATACCATATACATTTTTATTAACACAATAACTTATCCACATTTTATACACATATTATAAACATGTTAATAAAAAATAAGAGCAGCAAGTTTTACCTCACTACCCTCAAAAACTATTTCCCTAACTTCTTACAATAAGCTATAGCTTTATCTAAAATTTCTTCTTTATCTTTGCCCTGTATAAGTACATTTGTATGACCACTCTTATTCTTAGACTCTCCTACTGCAATAACTGTTTTATATTGTCCATAATGTGCATATGGTCTTAAACAATTAATTGTAGGACAGTTTAATCTATCTGCCATTACCTCAGCTATATTTTGATCCACCGCATTTGAATATTGTATAATATAATCCAATCTTTTATCTTCATTAGGTTTTAGTTTCGTTGGCTTAGAAATACTTGGTTTAGTATTAATTAAACCTGGGTAATCTGTATAGCAATAATTCATATCTACATTGCCAGTAATGCCATTTATCTTTCCGGAGCTACTATATTGCCACATATCATGTTTACCTTCATAAGTGCAAGTTGTATTATATTGAGCTATCCATTTAACCCACTTATTAAACCTACTATCTGTAAGTTTATTAGTGAACCAGGATGTATTTGCATAAATACCAGCCCAATAACCAGCCTTTTCTATAGCATTACAAAATATCTCTGCCATATCTGCAATTAGTTTATTAGAACACTTTCCTGTAGTTCCTGCATCTTCTAAATCATAATAAA